GTAGTAGCTGGCAAAGTTGCTTCTGTTGAGTCGAATGTTGAGCAGCAACAGATCCCGACTCCAATTCCTAGTCGTTTGAGTTTTAATGATATCGATTATGTTCAAAATCAAGACGGAGCTGTATCAAATGTCAACGCACCCAAGAATATTTCGCGCCTAGAAGAAATCAGTAGTTTTAGAACACAACAGAGGAAACAAGACGAAGAGGAGGATGATGATTCACCAAAACTACAAATATCTACTCAACCATTTAATCTAGATGCTTTAGATATTCACAATATCGAGGAACCTTCGATTGACTTGTTGCCTGATTTATTGATTGATGAAATTGAGATTTTGGAATAATTGCGTAAAAACGAAATTTAGAATCTGCTTTAGTAATTTAAATGAGTAATATATTTATTATTGCGGCAGTCATCTCGGTAGTATTTTTGATTGCGAAATTTATTGAAATGAGATTTATTGAGAGAGAAAGTAAACCACTCAAACTATTAATTCGAGATGCTCTTGTGGTATATTTTAGCGTCGTTTCAGGGTATTTTATATTGAATCAAATTGAGCCATCAACTCATGGAGACTCAAATGTAACACCAATCTTTACGGATAACCCAGGCTTTTAGACGAAAAGTATTTTTATTATACTATTATATAATGAAAATAAGTACAAAAAAATATATACGAAAAAATACAAGAAAAAATAAAACTCGCGGAAGAAGAGTGCGTGCTACGAGAAGAAGTGGTTTAAAAAAGGCAGCACAATCAAGGAAACGAAAAATGACAGGAGGAGTAATTTTCACAAAAGAGGAGATGAATTTTAAGAATGCGTTTAGAAACGACTTTATGAAAGCATTTGAAATTCTAAAAAGGGATCCGAACAAGGGGGTAACGGCGTTTAAAAATTTAATCAGAGATAATCCATTATGGATAAATACATTAATCCCTCTTACACATAATATGGTTCCCGTTTATAAACGCGATTCCCCTGGAATAATAGCATTTGCTCCGTTGCTGGTTGTTATTTTTGAGAATACAGACGATTCGTCTATAAAAAGGCGGTTAGCAGATCTTTTTGTAAAAAAAATGGGGAATATAAATCTCACTGATTATACTAATAAAACATCCGCATTGTCAAGTGCTGTTAAAATACAAGATAAAGAATTGGTTGATTTCTTATTAGATAATGGCGCAGATATATCAATACTAACCCCTGAACAGAAGGAGGCGCTTGTTTCTCTCGAACTTAGGAAAAAGTTGGAAGCCGAATCGAAGCCTATTCCTATTGTTCCTGTGCCATTGGTGGAACCCATTGTAGAGGAAGCACAAATAGAAGAAGCAATCAAAGAAATCGAAGAAATACACCCCCCGCAACGGTTAACTCCTCTTGTAAAATTGAAAATCCCAACTGAGCTACCCGGAACAGGATATGCTCATGATATAGAACCTGATTTTTGGAAACCAATTTTTAACGAGAATGAAATGACTATATTACGCAAAAAGTTGCGTGAAATGTTGAGCAAGGACAATGAAATAATGATTGATACAAAAACGAGAGAAACCGCACAAATGTGGAGCGTTTGTAGAATTATTAAAACAATTATACCAACTTATTACACTCAGACAATAAATGAACCATACGATGTTTTTGGAACACTCATTTCTGACAAAGATATTGATTTCTCTAATTTTAATATAATACTGTGCGCATCTTTACTTGTTTTTGGAATTGTATCGTATAAAATGATTGGGCAGGACTATAAACTATTATTTAAAGGTGGAAAGGCGGTTCAGTTAGTATTAAAAGGAATATCAGAAATAGGAGAGTACAAAACTGAGGATATTGATGTTTTAATCATTCCCAACACAGGCATTCCATACGACGAGAATACTGTAAAGAATTTAGCAGGACATATATCTTATCTAATAAAATGGTTTGTACAATCTCCAGAAACAAAGTACAACATATCCGTTCTTCCACCAAATCCGGCAAATGTACGGGCGAATCAATACATTTTAAAGTTAAGTTATGTTAAGGATACAAAAAAATACGACTATAGAAAAAATATGATGATAGATGATTTTAGACAGTTCTCAGACGTTGATTTTAAGAAGGTACCTGAAGATGTAATGATGCACTTTGATGCCGCAACCGATTATTATTTTGATATTTCCGAATTAAATACAAGGGTATTATTTAGATGTCCAAATTTGGGCGCATTATTGGATGAAAAGGTTTACTATTATGCCAAGTATATAGAAATTAAAAATTTACTTACCCAAAACAAACCCATAACCGATCCAGAGTATAAGACTACGACGATTGCTGATTGTGAAAGATTTTTAGCAAAGTTCAAACGTGCTATTTTACCATTGAATAAAGGGTTACAGAGACAACGAGGCAACCCAGAGACTGCAGAGAAAAAAACAATGGGACCGCGCCTAATAAAATTAAATGTCACAGACCCTGAGCTCATAAAGTCTGTTATTGACAGTTTATATCCATTAATACCGATATAATAATTATACGACATTATACGATAACGAATTTATTGTATAATACAATTTTTACCTACCGGTCCACACTTTTACAATATACGCCGGTAGAGTGCCTTTTTTTAAGTCAGTCATATAATGATCAAATGTGTATTCGTAACTCTTATACACATCCATAATATTTCCAAATACTGCTTTTTTATTTGCCAAACTAGGGTTTTCTTTGGAAAATATACACCCCAATATTCTCTCTAAGCAGCATCTATCCCTCCGAATTTTAACCGTGTCTATCATAGATGTAATGCGATATTTGTTTTCTATCTGTAACAAGAAACCGTGATTTATATAAGCTTGACAACCAAAACAACCAGACCATTTATTGTGATTAAGACCAAATATTGTCAACTCGGTTAGTTTAAGGGAATCCTGGACGGGTTGCGCGTGGCGTAGGCCTTCTGTAATTCTCATTGAATTATTAATGTCCTCTTTATCAGGGTTAAAAAACCATAATGGCAAAACTGTTCTACCATTGAATGATTCAAATGGGACTCTTTTATGAAAAAAAAGGCTGTCGTGCATAATTACCGCATTTTCAAAAAACTTGTTTTTAATATAATAGTAGTAGGGAAGCAGTTCTCCTCTTCCATGGAATTCAGATTGTATTACAGTTAGGTTTCTGTAATCTGCCTCTGGTTTTACGAAAGCCTGATTGCTGTTGTCGTCAATAATAACAATTTGCCTATGCGGATAAAACGTTCGTAATAACTTGACACACCGATTCCAATATTTATTTGACTTTTCAGAGTTAACGTGTCTTGTTATGATAAATCCAAATGAGCTCATAATATACAATAATATTATTGTATTATGAACCAAACCGAAATGTAAACCTACAAAACGCTAAATTCTTATACATATGACGGAATACTGTCAATATCTATTACATCGTCAGGAACCGCACCCTTAAAATCGGCAAACGCATTAAATTCTGGCCTTTCCAATTGAGCTTGTGGCGTGTGGTTGTGAACACACCTGGCAATCATTTTATACAATTTAAAGTCGGGGTATCGGTCAGTTCCGTTGTTTTTATACAACATATTTATACCCTTATCATCTAAACACCACTCGACAATCAATCGCTTAACCGGGTCTGCGCACTTGGCCAATTTGTTAATTTCTTCGGTATCCTCGACAACGTAATCAAATATAGAACAGGCTAAGCGGCATAAATCAAAACTGTAATTGGGTTCCAATCTCGGCTTCTTATCATTCAAATAGGGTTCGGTGTTGTACTGAGTTGCTGCGTCGCCGCCAGTCTGGAAACTGTCACTGCAGAACAATTTACCATTGAACTTGTATATACTTCTTCCAAAATCAATAATTTTAAACAAGCGACCAAATGTTGGCACCTTGTAGTGCTTCTTTTTGTAGCAGTAATAAATGAATTTTTTGTTGGTGTGATTGTACATAACATTATTCGTGTGTAGGTCATTATGTGTTAGATTAAATGCCTTTTGATACGTAATTAGAATCATAATTATTTGCATAAGCGCAGAAAACCATTCTTCGTTGCCTAGTTCAGTATTCTTTAGAATTAAATCGTCGAATGTATTTTCACAACACTCCATACTTATAACCTGAACGGGAAATTTGGGGATAGTTGCGTTTATTCTCTCCTCCTCTTCATCAAATTCGTCGTCTTCGTCATCGTCTTCCCATTCACCGCTATCATCGCTATTATTTTCGGCATGCTCACCACTCTCACTATTATTGTCGTCTTTTTTGTCTACAACATCATCGTCTTCAATAGCCCCGTCAGTACTATCATTTGTATATGAAGACCTTGACGAGCATGTTGAGTTTGATTTTAGTGACACACGATCAGTGCTTTTATTGTCAAGCATATCAGCATCAGTCAGGTCAATTAAATCGGCAAGATCAGACAAATTAATAGCGCCTTCTTTTAAATTATCCAAGTCGATTGTATTTTCTTCAAATACGTTATCAAATATTTCATTGTTGAAAGATTTTGCGGATAATTGCGACATGGCGCTTGTAGTATGTATTTTGATTGGTTTCAAAATCGGATTTTCATTTTGAATCAAATGGTCATAATCGTCTATTTTAAAGAGAACATTTTTGTTTTTATTGAAGAATTCGGAATTATTTAAATAATCAATATCATCATACACATTAAACGTGAAATCGTTCTTAATTCCTAAAAAGGATCCGTAATAATCGATACCATGTGAAAATTTATGGCTTTGCTTCAATCCACTTGTTAAGAAGGTGAAAAATCCGTCGACATATGCTGAATTGTTTTGGTCTACAAATTTTGCGTTACAATCTGTATCACTTGATGTTAGTTGAGGCAATACAAACAAATTCTCATCAGAAACATTATATTTGCCTATCAAATACTTATATGGATCCAATAGGGGGGCCATTTTAAAAAAACCCATAACGTCCTTCTGTTTATTGTTATTTGCGTTCTTAACTTTGCACTTGTATATATTATTGTCGTTTTCAAATTTATTCGCATCCGAAAGATACCATTCATGGTTTAAGTTTATGCTGTTATAATTCGTATCGTTCAATGAGAAAAATCGCGTATAAATTGGTATAAAATTTTGCATATCCGACATAAATAGCGATTCGGGTTTTGCTAAACTATTAAAAAGTTCCTGGTTCTTTCGTTTTTGATAATTAATCAACATACTTTAGCTAATTAATATATAAATTATATGTGTTTTTAACTCATTGTATGGCTTAAACACTTAAATTCGTTAGTTGGTTATTACATAGGTATCTTGTAGCAAATGTGTAAATGTTAAAGAGGTATCGTTCGGTTAAATTCGTTTAGCATAATATATTTATTTTATCGATTTATTAAAATGACATTAGAATTAAAAAAATTTGATATGAAAAATATCAGCTTTAAGCCAAATGAAAATAAGGGCCCGGTGGTTGTATTAATCGGTAAGAGAGACACCGGTAAATCCTTCTTGGTTAGAGATTTATTATATTATCAACAGGATATTCCAATCGGAACAGTCATTTCGGGAACTGAAGAAGGTAACGGGTTTTACGCAAAAATGGTGCCCAAGTTGTTTGTTCACCACGAATATAATTCTGCTATAATTGAAAATATTCTAAAACGACAGCGAACCGTTCTTAAACAAATTAAAAAGGAAATGGAGACTTATAAACGCAGCAACATTGATCCCAGAGCATTTGTTATTTTGGATGATTGTCTCTACGACAATACGTGGTCGCGAGATAAACTAATGCGTTTACTTTTCATGAACGGAAGACACTGGAAGGTGATGTTGGTGATAACTATGCAGTATCCCCTAGGCATTCCGCCCACACTGAGAACAAATATTGATTATGTTTTCATTCTTAGAGAGAATTATATCGCAAACAGAAAACGCATCTATGAAAATTACGCGGGAATGTTCCCCACATTTGAGAGCTTTTGTCAAGTGATGGACCAGTGTACAGAAAACTACGAGTGTTTGGTTATTAATAACAACTCGAAATCAAATAAATTGCACGACCAGGTATTTTGGTACAAGGCAGATAACCATGGCGATTTCAGATTGGGGTCGAAGGAATTTTGGGATTTGTCCAAGAACCTTAAGGACGACGAAGAGGAGGAACAATATGACCCAAATGCGGTGAAAAAACGAGGCGCTGGGCCAAAAATTAGCGTTAAAAAGGCGAGCAAATGGTAGAAAGATTCAATATATTCAAATATAATGTATAATATATTATCGTATAATATATCATATGGTAGGCATCATAAATAAAAGTAAAAGTAATAAAAAGACTCACAACAAAACTATTAAACGAAATATGTCGCCGCGTGCGACTCCATTTCCAATTGACGTGGTTTATACATGGAAGGGCGAAAACGCGTCAAATGATAGAAGATTGGGATATAATCACGAACTACAATATAGCTTGCGATCTGTTCATTTTTTCGCTCCGTGGGTGAATAAAATATTTATTTTAATGAATAATGCCAAACAGCCTAGCTGGATTAAAGATAACAGCAAAATAATAATAGTTGAACATTCTGAAACATTTCCGTCTGAAAAATATTTGCCAAATACGAATTCAAACGCAATAGAAACTACCATCGCAAACATTAAGGGTCTATCGAATCATTATATATATTTTAATGACGACATATTTTTAGGTCGAAAAGTAAAATACACCGATTTCTTTACAAGTGATGGCAAAGCATTAATAGATGATTATACTCTTCAAACCAGAAATATAGTCAAAGAGGATGGCGAACAGAAGTTGAAATTTGAGTTGCCCAAAAGTGCGGACAAGTTATACAAACACATTCCTATTTCACTAATTAAAAATTTAGTATTGGATTTTAACAAGACCTATTCTGATTATGTAGATTGGATACGTATGACAAAAAAAAGAAAGGACAAAGGGTATGATATTTGTGAAAAGAATAATTTGCTTTCGCCTTGTCAGCAAATACACTACCCGATAGCAGAATTCATGTATTTGCATAAAAAGGCAAAGATTTTCGACAATGAAAATACATCTTCGGTTTACGTGTCGTCCGCAATTGACGACTTTTCAGAAAAACTAGATGACATTGCTAGTAGACGCCCCAAGTTTTTTTGTATAAATGACGTAGAACCAGATCCGGGAAAAAGAAAAGTTATTGCTTCTCAGATGTTAAGATTTTTCAAAAAATATTTTCCGAATAAGGCGGATTTTGAAAAATAAAATTGTTTTGTACCCATTTAAGAATGGAAATCGTTCAATATTTTTTTACAAAACATGTAATAATAAAACAATGTATATAGATTGTTCTGATCTATTTCACATTTATCTAGAGACCACGAATTAAATACAAATTTACACGCCTCGTAGCATTTTATGTAATTACGATTTTGAAAAGAATTGTGAATAAAATTTCTGATTGGACTGTTGGGAGAATCATATACGTAGTTATAATTTGTAATCATCTCATGATAATCGCCGTAATAATGTTCAAACAATTCAGGATGTTCAAAATAGACAGGACTATACAACTGTTCGTCAGCATGACCATAGCCAAGCTCTAAATATTCTAAGAATTTATTCTCTAATAAATCGCAAACCTTGTACATATATTCTGCATTTCCTGTAAAAAATCCGCTACACATACTACATCTGCCCCATTTAAAATATTCTTTGGTGTTATTTATCAGTATTTCTGGAATATAATCAATGTAACATGTTGAAAACTTGTCTCTATTTATGGATAATCCCTCTTCCAATCTGATAAGATTTTTGAAACCCATTCTTTCAATACAAAAATTAATCCAACAAAAATGAGTTGAGTTAAAAGGGTTTGTTTTGATAACTTCTTTTAACATTGCGTATCTTGCCATACAAAATAAATAGTAACTCGCTGTATTCCTATTATCAAAATGATATGGATTTTTAATTCTATTTTCAATAATTTTAACTCTATAATCATCAAAACAGTCTGCTAACAAAATTCCATTCTTTTCAAACCTAAAACTGTTAAATTCTTTAATTATATATTTGGTTTTACTGTCTAAAAAGGCAGGTCGTAATTTTTTTATATAGCCAATACTATCTTCATCACAAAAAATAACAAGGTTATGTGGTAAAGTCAGCGTTGAGAGAGAATGACTAAGGTAGTAGTCAAAATCCTTAGCATTTATTTCAGGGCTTGCATCATAACATTTAGTTAAATTAAAATATGCTGTAACCATCGTCCAATTAGACACAACGAATTTATCAAATTGTATATCATGGTTAAAGGTGATAATTCCTGTCCCCGACCAATGACCAATGTCTGTCAAGTCATACTTATATTTGTCTTCTATTTTATACCAAAAATTGTCTCTCATTTCTTTAAAATACCATATATCGTCACAAATAACGAAGCCCTTGTAATCTATTTCTTTGAGCCAGCTAATAAATTCTAATTCCATTATTCCGTTGTGAGGATCAACATCTAAAAATATAAACGGGGAAGAAACAATTACCTCTCTCCATTTATTGAAGATTTCTTTATCAAATAAATTATCCGTGCTGAAATGGATATTATCAACATTTTTTACAGGAAGCGCCCCTTTGTCTACAATATCAAATGTATGTATTTTATTACTGCTGTTGTAAGACAAAGCAAGAGCCGAATGTCCTTCGTGCGTTCCGATATCGATAATATTTGAATTATTAAATAATGTTGAGAAATAGGAAAGTAATTTATAATGCTCTTTTCCTGGAGATAAATAAAACTCGTGATGGTCGCCCAACAAAGTTTTATATAAATCATAGCTAATTTTGGTTAGGTCGTCTTTATGTATACTGTATTTCATATAATATTATTATTGAAGGCTTTAAATTATTTTAGCTATAATAAATTGATATGTCAATCGAACATCAATTTATTTATAAAATTTGCAATAAAACCCAAATGGTAAATTATCACGTTTAATCAACCTGCTCAAGGGTGTTTTTTTGAGCAAATGGCCCACTTACTAGCTGACTCGCGCCATTATCAGTTTTGCCAGAAACAATATTCTCGCCCTCAAACAATTCCATACAAATATCGGCCGTAGATATGTTGTCCTGTTCTCTGAGCGCGGATTCTTGAGTGTTCGCACTATTTACGCCAACCAAATTGCCCTGAGCATCGATGGTCTGTGTTAAAGTATTTCCTGACTTCTCAGCAGCCTTGATATTTTCATCGATTGCCTTTTGTTTCGTTTCCTTCACACGCTGCTCAAATGTGTTCTTGGCGTTTGCCTCATTTTTGTTCTTCTCACTCATCAATTGATTTAGCTCGTCCTCCATATATTCAACGCGACCAGTCTTATATGCTTCAGGGTCCCACGGCATCCACATACCAATCGGACCAACATATACGTCGTGATTCGGGTCTGCCTCACGCAACAACTTACAGCGCAACTCTGCCTCTTCTTGTGAAGGGTAAGAACCGCGAATTTTTAAACCGCGAGTATTTGTTTGAAAGTTATGCGCAATATCAAATTTCTTCTGCAGCTCGTCTTCGTTCTTATCGATAAATGTCTTGTAGTCGTCGTCCATGCTTGATTTAACAAGTGTTTCGCGCTCCTCCTTTACAAACTCCTTAAAATCGTTAGAAACATCGTCGAACGAAATGTTGTATTTATAAGAAACAAAGTTTAGAAACTGAACAAACTTCTCCATTGATTTGCTGAAATCCCAGCCCTTTAGGAATTCTTCGAACAAGAAGACCTGCTTTTCCTTGAGAATTTTTTCGGGGGAACAAAATGAAATACACGCGAATTTCTGTCCAGCAATTGGTTTATCCTCCTCCAACAAATCAACATATTTGGGATTGGGCTTGCCGTTTAGTTGCTTTCTTTCAACACCTTTACCTTTGGATCGATCCATTTAGTTATTTAGAGTATTTAATTTTAAGTTTTTTATCGCAATATATATATTTTTTTCTTTTGATTTAGTATAATGAACGGATTGATTAACATCGCTGAACTAGTTAAGAGAATCATTAAGTATCTTGTTGAGGGTTTAATGGTTGCAATTGCTGCCTATGCTATTCCTAAACGTTCCTTGAATATTGAGGAAATCGTGTTGATTGCCTTGACTGCTGCTGCCACATTCAGCATTCTTGACACCTACGTTCCGAGCATGGGTGCTACTGCCCGCTCTGGTGCAGGTTTCGGTATCGGTGCCAACTTGGTTAAATTCCCAGGTGGATTTTAAGTTGAGTTAAGAGTATAACAACGAACTAACAAACTAACAAACTAAGCTTATAATATATTTAATCTATTGTTAATATATTATGACGAAACAAATGAGGAAGAAGTCTAAACGGCGAATAATAAAGAGCCGGTGTGGTAAAAAGTCTCGACGACAGACGCGTAAGCAGAGAGGCGGTAGGTGTTTTGGAAATGGAGTGGGAGCTAATAGTTCCGACCCAAATTTCTCAGTTTATAACACCAATTTACTAAAATTGTTTCCGTATAGACCAGAGAATTAAAACTCTAAAACGGAAAAATGCCTTTATAACTATCTATATCTACAATTAAGCCTCCGTCAATCGAAATAATAAATTTTTTTATAGTAAATGAAGGATATTTTTCTTGTATTGTTTTAGCAGCGCTGTTTAAATTAACGATGTGATATTCATATTCTTCGATGGGAGTTATATTGCCATATTTTGCCTTATAAGCACCACAACTCATGTGATCTATAAGTATTATTTCGCCTATTTCGTGTAACCCGTGAGATAGTTCGATATGGGCGTCTGCGCATGATTGCCAGTTATAATCGAGTAAACCATTGTACCCCAAGCTAGCACCCGCTAAAATAAATTCATCATAATTATTTTTAAATCCCATATATGTAAAATTGCATGTTAAATTATCTCTCAATCTAAAATCCATACAAGATAATACAAATGCTTTACTATAATGTAAATTTATTTCAGTAGGATCGGCACACTCTTGGCATAGCACCAATCCAGTTATAGGTGTTGGAGTTGTTGTCAATGTAAGTTGTTGTGGTTGTGATTGTGGTTGTCTCTGACCTATAATTCGCACATTACGATTATCAAAGTTAAAAGCCCTTGCTCCGGCACGATTACAAGTTGTATAGAAATTCTTAAATCTTCCCATTTATATAGAAATAGTATTTATTTTACTAAATTTTAAAAATAATATAACAATGTTGTTTTATATTATTTTGATTCGATTTGATTTGATAAACCAACCCTTCTTTTAAGTTGCCTTTTTATTTAAACGGTGTGAATAAATTCCCAGTCAAGTTCTTTACATATTTGTTTCCAAATCGCGTCTTGCTCTATTCGTTTTTCCTTGTCTTTCAATAGCGGGAATAACGGTAAATATTTCTCCTCGCCTAACAATTCACAAAGCTTATACGCAGTATAATAATAATTTAAAAAGTTGACTCTGTCATCCGGACAATATTTCGAATATGGCGCTTGTAGCTCAGAAAAAAGATTACAAAGAGTTTCTTCTAGTTCCGGAGACATTACTGGTGGTTTGATTCCAAGCTTATCCTTAATAAACGGTATATGCTCATAATATTTATTGTATCCCAGCTTTTTAAGAACTTCCTTTGTTTTTGCGTTGGTAATCTGTGATATATCAATTCTCTCCTTCTTGATCTGAACCTTAATATCTTCAACAACCTCTGGTGGAATCTGTGTAGTCTCTTTCCCTTGAAACTGAGAGAGAATTTCCTTGAAATGATTAATTCTTTTATAAGCATAAAAACAGACCTCCTTGGGCGGCTCCTTGTATGACGGTTTTTCGTTTTCAATTAAATAGGGGATACTTCTAGAGCAGTTGTTGCATACTAGAACACCCTCGTCTTCTAATGGTATTAATTCGCCTACGTGACAAACTTTGCAGATATCCGTTTGATAAATGAACGAATTCACATCGATAAACATGTCATCAATATTACTTAAATATTTTTGAACAATATTGCTGTTTTCGATGTGTTCTGTATTATCAATAGCCGGTTCATCCCTAATTTTAAAAAATGAGTTTACTATTTTTGATTTATTCGTCGACGCAACTGCTTTATTCCCGACGGATATGTCCTTTTTATTTTCAAAATATTCAAAAATATATTTGGAATTGTCAAGAAAATACTCCTTTTTCTTTGTTTTTAGACCCTTGATCCGTTCCGTTAAAACCTTCATCTGATCTTCCATGTCAAGACGTACCTCGAGAGAAAGTTCACCACTATTGATTTTATGTTGTATTTCTTGCCTTTCCAATTTTAATTCGGGGATTGTATTGTAATCATCTTTCATGAAATCATTTAAAAATTCCTTGTGCTTGTTATCAAGCGTGACTGCCGTTTTCTTATTATATTTTATAGTTTTGTTAGACTTCGGCTTGAAATTTGGCATACCCCCGTTTCATTAATTTAATCATAAGTATTTAATTAATATTTTCCCTTAAATATATTTTGTATAAACGCAAAAACAGGATAGTATTGGCAAACACCGGTTAATGAATAGTGTAAAATGCTATTTGCTAAAATTTTAGCACGAATAAGAGCAATTTATTGCTTTGTGTTTCGAATAATATTAGCAGGCAATTAAGAGACTAGTTAAAAATATATTTTAGTTTTCTTTGAATTAATTAAAAATGGACATGAGAATTAATTTAGAATCTTTAAGAGATTTAGAGAATGAAAATGTAAAAGTAGATGTGATAAAATTTCAAAAAATGATTTTACTTTTTAACTCTATAGAGCAGGGGTGGTCGGTCAAGAAACGAAATAGTTCATATGTTTTTACAAAAAATCACGAAAATAAGAAGGAGGTTCTAGAGGACGCATATTTGTTGAAATTTATGAAGAGCAGTTTAGATTTCAATAAAATAATTTCCTAGTCAAATTATTTTTTTTGTGTAAATTAAATTAATTTAATTAAATTTAATTAAATTAAATTCCAAAATTTTTTTTTCTTTAGCAACTATATAAAATGGGAGGTGGATTAATGCAACTCGTCGCTTATGGCGCCCAAGACGTTTACCTTACTGGTAACCCGCAAATTACTTTCTGGAAAGTTACTTATCGCCGATATACTAACTTCGCTATTGAATCTATTGAACAGACATTCAATGGTCAGGCCGATTTTGGACGCAGAGTCCAATGTGTGATCTCCCGTAACGGTGATCTTGCCTACCGCACCTACTTACAGGTGACTCTTCCTGAGATCAACCAACTTATGGGTCTCGGTAACTACACTGCTGGCTCCAACCAGGGTGTGTATGCCCGTTGGTTAGATTTCCCCGGTGAACAGCTCATCGCCCAGGTGGAGGTGGAGATTGGTGGTCAACGCATCGACCGCCAGTATGGTGACTGGATGCACATCTGGAACCAGCTCACCATGACATCCGAGCAACAGCGCGGATACTTCAAGATGATTGGTAACACCACACAGCTTACCTTCATCACTGATCCCTCATTCTCTGATGTTGAGTCCCCCTGTGACTCCTTGGCCCCCCGCCAAGTGTGCGCTCCCCGTAACGCACTCCCTGAGACCACCTTGTACGTGCCTCTTCAGTTCTGGTTTTGCACAAACCCCGGTTTGGCTCTTCCCTTGATTGCTCTTCAATACCACGAGGTCAAGATCAACCTTGATATCCGCCCTATTGATGAGTGCTTGTGGGCTGTTACCACCTTGAACTGCAACTCCAACCCCTACGGAGGACAGGCCCAACAAATGTCCGTTGGCCGCCCCGTCCCCGCCACCATTGCCTACAACCAGTCTTTGGTCGCCGCCTCTTTGTACGTTGACTATGTGTTCTTGGACACTGATGAGCGCCGCAGAATGGCCCAGAACCCCCACGAGTACTTGATTACTCAGCTCCAGTTCACCGGCGACGAGTCTGTTGGTTCATCTTCCAACAAGATCAAGCTCAACTTCAACCACCCCGTTAAGGAGCTCATCTGGGTTGTCCAACCCGATCAGAACGTCGACTACTGCTCGTCTTTGACTTGCGATGCCCTCTTGTTCAAGGTGCTTGGTGCCCAACCCTTCAACTACACTGATGCCATTGACGCCCTCCCCAACGCCGTCCATGCTTTCGGTGGCCCCGCCGCTACTGCTGCTGATTCCCGCGCCTACATTGATGCTCGTGGTCTCTTCCAGGATGCCGGTGCTCTTGACTACCAGCCGTCCGCTGAATTCCCCGGTTTCACTGGATACTGGCACGGACCTTCCAACCCTTATAACGAGGTCAACCTCGGAGGTGTTGCCGTCCCCATCCCCCTTAACACCCCTGCCGACATTGCCGCCCTTCTCCAGAACGGTGGATCCCACTTGGATAACTCCGGTGTGTCTGATGCCGGAACATTCGTGCTCGCTGAGACCTCCTTGGACATGCACTGCTGGGGCCAGAACCCCGTCGTCACCGCTAAGCTCCAACTTAACGGCCAGGATCGCTTCTCTGAGCGTGAAGGTTCTTACTTCTCTTGGGTTCAACCTTAC